GCAGAGATTGCAGACTTACAGTATCAGGAGCAGTTACAGTGTATGGCTCTTAATATCTACCATGAAGCAAGAAGTGATTCTACTCTAGGACAAGAAGCAGTAGGCATGGTTACAATGAATCGTGTCTACAGCGACAAGTATCCAGATACCATATGTGATGTAGTGTATCAGTCTCACTTAAACAGCAGAGGTAATCCTATTCGTAATAAGTGCCAATTCTCTTGGTATTGTGACGGCAAAAGCGATGTTCCTCGTGACAAAGTGAAGTTTGAAGAGGCGATGACTAACGCTAAGTGGGTTATGAACAACTATGGTAGTGAACGAGACATTACTGAGGGCGCCGTGATGTACCATGCGTCTTATGTTAACCCATACTGGTCTAAAGCATACACTAAAACCAGTAGAATTGAGTCTCACATTTTTTATAAATAAGATTATTAGACATATTCATAAGGAACCGTAAAGTGTTATCGTTTGAAAACTATCTCAAAGAAGAACTAAGACAAATCGAAGAAGGCGTTAATGATCCTGCAATCTTCAAAGCAGTATTCTTAGCCGGTGGACCTGGCTCTGGCAAATCATTCATTGTAGGCAAAACTGGACTTCCAGCACTTGGATTTAAAGTTGTGAACTCAGACGATGCATTCGAATCAGCTATGAAAAAAGCTGGTATGGAAATGGATCCGGATAACATCTTCTCTGTTAAAGGTCAAGAGTTACGAGGCAAAGCCAAGAAGCTAACAGCGACTAAGCAAGCGATGTACGTAAAAGGTCGTTTAGGTCTATGTATCGATGGTACAGGTAAAGACACAGCAAAGTTGACGAACCAAGCAAAAGAACTCAAAAAGCTAGGTTACGATGTCGCAATGATTTTCGTTAACACTGACTTAGCTACAGCACAAGCACGTAACAAAGCGAGAGCAAGAACACTGCCTGCTGATGAAGTAGAAAAGTACTGGACTACAGTTCAAAAGAATATCGGTTCATTTCAGACTATGTTCGGAAAGCAAAAGTTCACTGTTGTAGATAACTCTGAAGGCAAAGACTATCAAAAAGAAACTACCCGTGCCTATAGAGAGATCACTAAGTTTGTGAATGCAGAACCAGATAATGCTATAGCCAAGAAATGGATTAAATCTGAGAAGGCTAAAAAGACTAGATAAATATGAGATATATGATATGTACAGAACAATGTACATATTTTGAATTGGAGATGAAAATTGAATTTAAAACAACTAACAGCAGAAAACCATAGATCAGCAGAACGTAAAGATTTTGCCAAGATACTACTCAGTGGCAACATTGATCCCTTTCTATATTACAAATACCTAATCAATCAGCACCAAAACTACGTTGTTCTCGAATCAGCGTTGCGTGAACTCGCATTTCCAGAAGAGTTCAGGTCAATTTTTAGGGCAAAAAAGATCATAGATGACATGCATGAACTTGAGGAAATCTACGGATTTAGCTATAGCGAACTCATGTGCAAGTCAACCCAAGAATATGTCGGACACATTGAAAACCTTTTAATGAAAGAAGACGTAGATGGAATCATCTCACACTTATATGTAAGACACTTTGGAGATATGTACGGTGGTGCTATCATTGCAAAACGTGTTCCTGGTAGTGGTACCATGTATCAGTTTGAAAACAAAGAAGAGATGAAGCAGAATGTTCGACTGTTGTTGAATGATAATATGGCAGATGAAGCAAATAAATGCTTTGCATTTGCAATCAGATTATTTGAGGAGTTGGTGAATGAAGAGCGAATTGGATGAATCATTTGATAAGCTAATGCTTGCTTTTGGTGAAAGACAGAAAAGACTTGAAAGATTGAGTATAATGATGTGTGGTTTATACGTCTTAATAGTAGTTATGACTGTAATCGGAGCTACGGTGCTGTAATGTCTATTATATGGAATAGTTTGATTGATCTTCAAAACAATCTAATCGAACAGCTATCATCAGACGCTACTGAAATACGTGAGCCTGGTATGGATAGATTCAATCAGCCTGGTTGGGTAAACAGAGTATGGTCAAATAACAATTATCGTAGGGCACACATTGATGTGGTCGATATGCGTGAAGAGAAGAAGCTGTGGATGATGCACGTATGCGTCTTTCCTCATACACATAATGACGGACCAATATACGGGTTTGATGTGATTGCAGGCGCTAATAAGATGACAGGTGCATTTTATGATTTCTCTTCTACGTCTAATTCAGAACATCCTATGATGGAACACTTCGCAACAATTGCCAAGCCATTACAATGGAAAAGAGAACGAGAACTGCCGCCATGGGCAAAAGCAATCTTTAGCGATAGCATGATTGCCGCTGGTATGGTCAAAGAACCAGCAGAGATCAATCAGATATGTAAGGTTGCGAGAGAAGGTCTATGTTACTACAAAAAGAACATTGGCAAATATAACGGATACTCTGACAGCGACTTAGGCAAAGCATCCCAAAACTATTATGCAGAACATCAGAAGATGAATCCACATACCCCAAATGTGATGAAAAGTTTGGGTCTTGATCCGGATGATGTCGATGCATTCATATCAGAATCGTTATTTCCAGAAATTAAATAAATAGATTATGTGCAAGCAATTCCGCTTGTGCTTTGTGAGCGCAGTGGTAAATACTGCAAGCAAGGAGAAAGTGAATGGAACTACTAACTATCTGGAGCCTTATTGGGTTCCTTTTTGCCGCTTATGCGGTGATTGCAAATGATTCAGTGCAGACGCTCGGCACTTGGATGGCATCAAACAATGAGCGATTCAACTACAAAACTATGTGGGCAGCCGCAAGTGCTGTATTACTAGCAACACTATGGTATGGTTGGACTGTAAACGGTGGAGACATCAGTTATGGTCGATTGAATAAGATTCCCTGGCAAGAAGTTCAGTGGTATCATGCCGCCGCACCAGGAATACTCGTACTACTTACCAGACTTGGTGTACCAGTATCAACATCCTTTTTAGTGTTGAGTGCTTTTGCGAGTACTTTTGTGCTAGAAAAGATGTTGATGAAGAGCATCATGGGTTATGGTATTGCCGCTCTGTTCGCATACGGTGTATGGTACGTTGTATCACGTACACTTGATGAAGCAGAACCAGTGCAAGAGAAGAACAAAAACTATTGGCGAATAGCGCAGTGGTTCGCAACAGGTGGACTTTGGTGGACTTGGCTGTCACATGACATGGCTAATATTGCTGTGTTCTTACCTCGTGTTGTGCCAGTCGATCTAATGATGCTAATATCATGTGTGTTTGTTGTGGGTCTTTTCTTCATGTTCAGAGAACGTGGTGGTAAGATACAGCAGATTGTACTAGAGAAGCACAACACAAGATATGTCCGAAGTGCGACTTTAATCGACTTGTTCTATTGGTTATGCCTATACTTCTTCAAAGAACTCAACGACATTCCTATGTCAACTACGTGGGTCTTCGTAGGTATGCTTGCTGGTCGTGAACTCGCTATCGCAACGTTTACAGGTAAGATGAAGATGAAATCTGTATTCCCGTTAGTAGCAAGAGACTTTCAGAAGATGATGATTGGACTAGGCGCTTCAGTTGCCATAGTTCTGACTATACACTATGTACTAATACCAAACGGACTATAAAATGATAGACAGGATCAAAAAAGTATTGACAGGTAAGAACTCTCGTGTTATAATGATCCTGTCTTTCACGTTCTTCTTAGTGAAAGGACTTATATGGCTAGCAATAGCTTTCTATTCGATGTATTTAGGTTACACTTTTTGGGATTAATGTCTTGACATGCACCTCAAAATGCTGTAATATGTATAAATAAGAGTGATTCGTTGAAGCGAGTTAAAGCTGGACAGGACTCGGGGGCAGTACCCGACAGCTCCACCAAAAGTACATTGCGCCTTACTGCAATAAGGTGTCTTTGCAGAGATACAGACCTCGCAAGGGTCGAAGACAATGTATTTTTGATGGGGCTGAACTAGGATCGACTGACTGTATAGATGAGTGGAGAATCCGGGCGCAAGCTCCGTTAACGCAAGAAAAAAACTAAACGCAAACGATAATTTTGCACATGGACAATACGCTGTAGCGGCGTAATGAACCGGGGTGGGTACTACCTAGCAACAGAAGTGCCAAGAAACAATAAAGAAAGAAAAGTAATGAAAAATTTAATGATGGCTACGGCCGTACTAGTAGCCTCAGGAACAGCAGTTGCGGCATTTGACGTAACTGACTCGTTCAGTGTAAACAACGAAGTGAAAACTTGGTACAACACTGATAAGTCAACTTGGACTGCATCTTACGAGGTGAAGCCAACGTATTCACCATCTATGGTAACAGGGATGGACGTATATGCAATGACTGATGGCGACTTGCGAGATATTAAGTATGATGGTGTGGAGTTTGGTGTAGAATACACTATGCCCGACATGTCAATCTTATCTCCAGTGCTAAAGGCTAAAGTAGCTTATGACGAAGATTGGAATCGTGGCGACATTATGATTGGCGCAACATTCAACTTCTAAGAAATAGGCTTGGTGCACCTTAACGCACCAACTTTAAAATTAACTACAACACGGTGAAAAATTATGACTGGTATTATAATCCCTTCAAGCGATCACGACAAAAAGCGTATCAAAGAATGTATGCAAGAGATAAGCAACTCTTATCTGCGACAGGAAGCTGAACGTGAATTTGTCAAAGAAGCCCTAATCTCTCTAGAAGATGATGTAGGCATTCCCAAAAAATACTTAGGCAAGATGGCTCGTATCTACCACAAGCAGAATATGAGTGAATTGTTGTCCGAAATCGAGGAAATTGAAGCCTTGCTAGAAAGCGTTAAATAATGCTTGACAGGCGCCCAGTTCGATGTTATACTATACAAGTATAAACAGTAAAGAGGAGAAATAATGACTATTCACATAAAGACTTACTTCATGGAAGGCACTGACGGTGCCAGAGCAGAAGTTTTCGAAGAAAATGGTGAATACGGAATCCATTATTATATGGGTATCGGTGAACCAGAATGGTTTAAAAGAGAAATCTTTCAAGGTCACTCTAGGCAATATGCCGAAGATGCGGCTGAGAACTGGGCTTTAGGTATTAAGGTACTCAATGGCTAAAATTTCTTATGTTGAAGATGATTTGTATAATGTCGTAATTGATAGTGATACTGGAAACGTTTCTCTTGGTGGAGAATCTTATATTAATGATAGTAAGCGTGAAGCTTACATATTTCAAGTAGCCTATTTGATGGGCAGGGAGCATAAAAAATCGCAGATAACAAAAACATTGGGCTTATAAAAGAACTAAACTCTGAAACAATCATGAAAGAGATTGCAGAGAATATTTCTAAAGGAGTGCCGTACATCGATGCAGTGATATATTACGCAGAGAAGTATGGACTAGAAGTAGAAGTGGTCGGTGAAATTATTAGGCGATCACCTGTTCTGAAGGCAAAGATATATAAAGAAGCCGAAGAACTAAATATGGTAGAGAAGCTGACTAGGTTGCCGGTATGACAAAAAGCTTGTATAGCACACAAGACGCATTTGACGTTTACATATGCTATCTTGCTTTAAAGCGGCACTTTAGTTCGAACTATGATTACTTCAAATACAACGGTAAGGTTAACGCCAGAATCGATGCATTTGAAAATCGTAAGGATAAGTTTTTCTTCTTTAAGTTAGCAAAGCGAAAGGACTATAAAGACTTTTTACTAGCTAACATGGTCAACAATCCAGACGTTTGGGTTGGTGATCTAGTTGACAGTCAGACCGCAAATGAAACTTTCACGGAATGGTCGAAACGTCAACAGTCTTTGGGATATGTGTTTAGTAATGAACTAGACGAATTGAACGAAGACTTTAATGCTAACTTCGTTGTTGAAGATGGACAGTATCCTCGTGTATTGTCACTCTTTAACATGAAGCGCATCAGCATCGAAACTCTAGTCATATTAAGTGACTTGACAGGATGCTTCAAGTACTGGGATAAATCTATCAATGATACGATAGTTTACCCGAGTATAAATAAGATTGTTAACAAATATGGACCGTTTTTAAATTATGATAAAGCGAAAATGCGTAAAATATGTGTTGACAAATACAACGCAGTCTAGTATAATAGACAAACAAAACGATAAAATCGTAATATAAACCGCTATACACAGGAGTAAGCAAACATGACAACATCATTCTCAGCCCTTAAGAAGGCACGTACATCATCATTCGACAAGTTGAACTCTCAACTCCAGAAGATGAACTCAACAGGTAACAAAGGCGATGATCGCTTCTGGAAACCTGAAGTAGATAAAGCAGGTAATGGCTATGCCGTTATTCGTTTTTTACCCGCACCGCAAGGTGAAGAT